TGCTATTAGCGAAGGAGAGTTACTTGCTGATATTTCAGGGCAATTACCCTTTCATTTAGGACCAACAAGATTTGTTCAGCAGACTAATTACCCTATTACGAGGGGAAATCCAAGGGGATTCCTCGATTTAGACTTTAGGACAGGGAAAGAACTATCACAAGGCTTAACTGGCAATCCGCAGGTTGGTGGTGGAATATTTCTTGGAAATGCAAAAATGGGTGCAGAGGCAGCATCTATTATATTTGAACAGTTGGGAAGAAGTGATCCAGACAAAGCAGCAGAATTTAAGAATGAGTTTCTTACGAATACAGGCGCTCATACTGACGGAGGGCGTGGGTTCCTTTCAGGTGATTTTAAATTTACAGGGACATCTGCAAACCGTCTTCCACCTATACAAAATTCGGTTGCTAGGGGAGCAAGGGCAAGGCTTGGAGTTGGTGATCCTACGGTGGCTGATGCCACACAGGAAGGGAAAAAAAGAAAGAATTTAGGGGAAAGCAGGGGTGGCACCCTATTAACCGGTAATGCCGGTTTAAGTGATTCTGCCAATACAACTAAAAAAACTTTATTAGGATAAGCTATGCCACGTTTAGATTTAAGAAAGAAATTTGACACAAGGCTTGCTGATATGAAAAATATCAGGATTCCACACGAAGGTCCCTTAAAAGACCTGAGAGACTATATAGCTCCTAATCGTGGTAATTTTCTTGAAGATGAAGGGAATAGGGGTAAGCGAAAGGATCTTAAAATATACAATGGAATACCCACTCTCTCTGCCCGAACATTTGGCGCTGGAATGAAGGCAGGGGTAACAAGCTCCTCTCGTCCTTGGTTCCGGTTGGCTATGTCAGATCGTGGTCTTATGGAGCGTGATGATGTAAGGGCATATTTACGAGGAGTTGAGGAAAGGTTATATCAAATATTTAATAAGTCAAACTTTTATCCGATGGCTGCCGTATCATATTATGAATTGGGAGTGTTTGGCACGGCTCCCATGTCTATTAAGGCTGACTTTGAGGATATTGTACGGTTTGACACATATACGGTTGGGGAATACTGGATAGCCACTAATTCAAGAGGGGTTGTTGATGTTCTCTATAGAAGGATATGGAAAACTCCTGTTCAGTTAATTGAAGAATTTGGCAAAGAAAATGTTTCACATGAAACAATTACAAAGGCTAATACGAAACCTGATGATAAAATTAAGGTAATTCATGCCGTTGAACCGAATGATGAACGTATTCCGGATATGATTGATGCAGAAAATAAGACATATAGAAGCGTTTATTATGAGGAGGGCAGCAGGGCTGACGAAGGCTTTTTGGCTGTATCAGGCTTTGATACATTTCCTTATGTCGTTTCTCGTTGGTCCGTTAATGCTTCAGATCCATACGGTACCGACCAGCCAGGACTAATAGCTCTTGGCGATGCTAAACAGTTACAGGCAGGAACATTCAGGAAGGCAGCAGGGCTTGACAGAAACCTTAATCCACCATTACAAGCACCGGCTGACCTCAAAAATCAACGGATTATGAATGTGCCTGGTGGCGTTACATTTGTCAGTAGCTTTAGTGGCTCTCAGGGTATTAAACCGATGTATGATGTCCGCATCCCCCTTCAAGACATTATACAGGATAATTTACAGATAGAAGAGCGTATAAAAGACGCTTTTTTTGTTAATATGTTCCTTGCTATACAGGCGAATAATAGACCACAGGATATGAAGGCTGAGGTTGCGTTCCAGATTGACAAGGAAAGGCTTCTTATGTTGGGACCTGTGCTGGAAAGTCTCAATGAAGATTTCCTTAATCCTCTCATAGACAGGGTATTTTTCATCGCTCAAGAGGCAGGTGTTCTTCCGGAGCCACCTGAAGACCTTGCTGACCAAGACTTAAAGATAGAATATGTATCTTCCCTTGCTAAGGCTCAGAAGGTAGCAGCAATAAGCAATATGGAGCGATTAAGTGGTCTTATAGGGTTATGGGCGCAGTTTAATCCTGACGTTATTGATAAGTTTGATTTCGACCAGGCAACAGATGAAGCCAGCGAAATACTTGATGTGCCTACAAATATTATAAGATCTGATGAAGATGTTGCTGAAATAAGGAAAATAAAGCAACAGATGAAGCAAGGTCAGATAGCTCTTGAGTCGGGTGTCGCTGCAGCAGGGGCAGCCAAAGACCTTGCAAACGCACCTGTTGGCACCGGTAATATGCTTGAACAGCTTGCAGGGGTAACGCCAGCTTAATATGAAAGATAATATAGGCATAGAAGGCGAAGATAAAAATATAAAAAAGCAGGATGTGTTGCTCAAGGCAGAAGCTCTTAAAGATAACGCATCGGTATTAGAGGTAATGGATACTAAAGGTGGGAGGCATTTTGTATGGGTTATATTATCTGAATGTGGGGTTTATAGAGATGGGTTCGACTCTGATCCATACATTCATGCCAGAAATGCCGGAAATCAGTCAGCAGGGCTGAGATTGTTACATAAAATTTTAACCGTGTGTCCGAAAAAACATGAGTTGATGTTTGCGGAACACAAATATCAGGAGGAAAACGATGAAAAGTAAAATGGTTCGTGAAGAAGAATTTGAAACCCTTACTGATGGTGGGGAAGAAGAGGGTGCTGAGGATAAAGGTGTTGAGGAAGGTTCCGAAGATAAAACAGTAGATCCGGAAGTTGCAAAGAAAGCTCTGTATCCGAGTGAGGAAAATAAAGACGAAGCCAGGGGAGAGGACAGCGAGGCTAAAGAAGGAGAAGAAGGGGAACCTGAAAAGCCGGAAGAAGAAATTAAGGCTGAGGAAGACAAAGGGGAAGAAAAAGAAGATAAGGAAGAAAAAAAGGAAGAAGGCAAAGAAGCTGAAACAGAAATGCTTACTGTCGAAGACCTTAAATTCCCTGAAGGTGTTACTGTAGACCAAGATATTCAGAATGAATTCCTTACTATTGCCAATGATAAAGATATGACTGCCAAGGAAAGAGGACAGGCATTGGTAAATTTACAGACGAAATTATATACCAAACAGACAGAGGCATACCAGGCACAAATGTCAGCTTGGATTGATACTGTTAAAGCAGATAAAGAAATGATTGGCGATACTGGAGATAAACTTCCAGCGAATCTGGCTATTGCCAAGAAGGGCATGGAGGGGTTAAAGGTTGATGGTCTTGGTGAAATTCTCAATGAAACAGGATACGGCAATCACCCAGCAATCGTTAAGGCATTTTATAGAATAGGAAAATCAATAAGCGAAGATTCTTTCAGGGTTGGTGGAGTAGGAAAAGACACCTCAGAGAAAGACGCTAAGGATGTGCTTTATCCGAGTGTGGATAAAGTATAGTAGTATTTTATTTTTTTGTTTGTATGTATGGGGAGGATTTGTTATGGCAACAGTCGGAACGACTTATCTGAATATTGCAGATAAAGTCAAAAGACTCGATCCAAATGGCGAAAAAATCGCTACGATAATCGAGTTGTTGGCAGAGACAAACGAAGTCATGCAGGACATGGTTGTTATTGAAGGTAACACGCAGACCGGTCATAGAACCACAATGCGTAGTGGTCTTCCATCGACAACATGGAGAAAGCTGTATGGCTACACCACACCATCTAAATCAACAACCGTACAGGTTGACGATACCGCAGGTATCTTAGAAGCATTCTCAATTCTTGATAAAGACTTGGGTGATTTAGGGGGTGACGTTGCTGGTTTGAGACTTTCTGAGGATATGGCTTTTTTCCAAGCTATGAATCACGAATTTGTCCAGACTCTATTTTATGGCAACACGGATACTGATCCGGAAGAATTCATGGGACTTGCACCTAGATTTGGTGACACATCCGCTAGTAATGGGGGGCAGATTATTGATGCCGGAGGTTCCGGTTCAGACAATGCTTCAATGTGGCTAATCAAATGGTCTGAGAACCACACACACGCATTCTTTCCAAAAGGCACTACTGCTGGTTTACAGCATGATGATATGGGTGTCCAGACCGAAACAGACTCTAGTGGTGGTAAGCGAGTGGTTTATCAGACTCGTTACTTATGGAAAGTCGGTCTTTCGGTTAGGGATTGGAGGCACGTTGTAAGAATCGCAAATATTGACGTAAGCGCCCTGCTTACTATTGGTAGTGGCTCAGATTCGTCTGCAGACCTTATCAACGATATGATTGACGCTATGCATGCCAAGATGCAGAACCTTAGTGGTGGAACACTTGTTTGGTACTGTGACCGTGTGGTATATACAGCATTGACGAAGAAGGCAGTTGCAAAAGCGAATGTAAACTTGACTTACGACACTTTTGGTGGTAACAGCCGTGTGATGCACTTCCAGGGCATACCAATCAAGAGGGTAGACGGTTTACTCCAGACAGAATCACAGGTAACATAGT